TGAAATCTGGAAAGTTCTTGTCGTGTTTCACGTCGCCGATGAAATCGCCGCGCGGGTCGTCTGTTTCGTGCAGGTTTAAAATGTACTGCTTGAATGTCATTTGATTCCTCCGTTTTTTAGTTTATCTTCGTTTCCTTAACTACCATAGCTACCATCGAGATACCATGCATGGTATCACCGTCAATCCCTTGCGCCCCAACGGGTTCAGCGGTTTGGATACCATTGATACCATCTTTCTACAATGTATCCGTATAATTGAATCACAATATAGAGGTATCTTCAAATCATGGTATCTATGGTATCTTTTTATAAAATAATCGCTGTAATGGTATACTGTAATCCATTTCGGGGTGATACCATTTGTGATACCATTGTGATACCATCGGGAAAAAATGGTATCTATTTCAGAATGGCAGCTCCATTTCTTCGTCAACTTCAACAAATTTGTCTGTGTTCTTCAAGATAATTTTGACATATGCCGCTCTTGTCTGGTGAACCAAACGGGAATGATGGTATCTCCCTTGGCTGTTCTTCTCCAAATACCCCTTTTCGGCCCACTTGGCCTTCACCGCGTCGAAGTCGAAGCCCTCGCTGTTCATGATTCGCTCTAATACGTTCTTGTTTACATACGCAAATCCGTCGGACAGGCTTCCCCACGTCTGGCGGGATTCGGCGGTAAAGTTGATGCTGTTTTCGGCTATGGCGTTCATCACAAACGCATAGGCGCGTTCGGAAACGTCAACCTCTTTCGCGCTGGAAAGGTAGCGTTGCACGTCTGGGATGGTAAGCGGCGTTTCGTCGGGCCAGAACATGCTGGACGCGGTGCGGTCTGCGGTCAGAATTAGCGCCATCGCACCGGCTTGCTTGTCTGTGGTGTCTGTGGTTTCAAGAATTTTTGAAAACATTGTTTTGTAGGTATTTGCAACATCCTCCTTCTTTATTTGCTCGATGTATGGTTTTCCGGCGCAACCAAAGTGTGTTCGTACAAAGTTTGCGACAAGGTTTCCGTTCTCGATTATTTTATCCTTGCACTCCACTTCAATAACGCGGTTTTTTGCGCCGCCGCCGGACGCTTGCTTGATACAGGGTTCCTCTCCGGTAAATATAAAGCTGCACTTCCACGCGCGGGTTTCGTTTACTTTGTCATAGGACATGCGCCCTCGGTCAACGCCCTCTGTAATACACATAATGAGGTTGTCATAGTTTGTCCAACGGGATTTAATTGTTTGCAGCTCGTCGCCTGCGAACGGTAGATTCCGTAGAAACGCGGCGGTCGAAAGCATGGAGTTGGCGGTCATGTTCATGGTGCGCGTTAGCTTCCCCATCGCGGGGTCGCCAAAAATAGACATGGCAACCATGGCCGCAACGGTTTTGCCAGAGCCTGTGCCGCCCCAAAGGTGAAACACGAACGGATTTTCACCGATGATTTCTATAAGCGGAGAAGCAAACGCGGCGGCCATACAAAGGCGCAGGTCAAGGCTTTTGCGGAGGGGAAGGACAAATTCCGTCCATTCATCAAGACTGCCTTTCTGCGATATTGACTTGTAAAGGTGCTTGAATTGCTCGTCACCGTCAAAGGCAATTTTGTCCGTGTAGGGCATAAACTCACCGTCAATCCAGCCCATAACAGATTTTGCTGGCTTGTGCGGCAGACAATACAAACTGGCCGCCACAACATCAGCTATGTACGAAACAAGCGTTCCGGCGTTATCTGAATTGACTTCTAGCCCTCTGTCGGCAAGCTTAATGATTGTGTTTCTGTTCGCCGCGACAGAACGCTCTGTTATAAGTGTCTGCCAACGGTTGTTCTTGTAAAAAGATAGTTCCAACTTTTCTATGTGCGTGTCTACGTTCTCTAATATGGCGGTAGGCAACACGGGGATAGGGGACGCGGTTTCTGTTGTAGCCGCAATTTGCTCCCCTTTTTTGTTGTATATAGGCTTGTCGCGTCGCACGCCTTTCTTGTCAACAACCCAATCCCCAAGCGATATGTTGTCCTGTATTGCGTCAAGCTTTTGACTTACTGCATCGTTCAGTTTCCATCACCGCCCTTTCTTACATCGTCTGTTCTGCTTCAAATACATCAACCAAATACGCCCGGTAGTCAATCATCGTCACCGCCTCCACAAACAACGGGTGAAATTCATCGTCCGGGCCTTGCGGGGCATACTCCCGCTTGTTCCGGTCAAGCCGCCGCCACTCATCCCACAACTCGTTGCGCCGGTCTTTAATCGCCTGTTCCTCTGCTTTCTTGCGGGCCAGTTCCTCCATGCGCTCGTTGTACCGCTTCTGCGCGTCGCGTTGCTCTCTAAGCGTCGGCCTGCGGTCAAGGGGTAGGCCAAGCGAAAAGTCCGTGTTTAGCTTGTCCAGCGCGGCGCGGAACGGTATGCCGAAAACATGCTGGACGAAGTGAATCACATCACCGCCCGCGCCGCACTTGAAACAATGGAAAAACTTGTCCGTGAATGACATGTTGGGGTTGGTGCCGCCGTGAACAGGGCAGGGGATGCGGCTTCCTTCTGGATTTGTGGGGATATACGCCTTTATCGCGTCCTGCATAGACACAAGCGTCTTGATTTGCTCTGCGAATAATGTATAATTATACATCAGCGCGCTTCTTCGTCTGGTTGCCGAAACGGCAAATCAATCATTTCCGGCTTGTTTTTGTGTGTCCACAAAGCACCAAGTATGTTCCACACAAAAGCCCGGTCGTGTGGTTCGTCCTTGTCGCCACGGAGGAATTTGAGATAGTGCCTTATCGCGCTGTCTATAAAACAATGCAACGGGATTCCTTTTTCCCAATTTCGATCGCTGTATTTGCGGGCGCCATCTTCATACTGTTTAGATACTTCAAGGAGCATGGTTGCGGTGTCTCCATATACATTCCGTCCAAACCTCAAAGCCGCCCTCCAAAGACGAGGTGTGTTTCCAGTGCGAATGTATATTTCGATGTTTTGCAATATCTCGTCGTTTTCTGCTTCTCCGATTATGCCAAGCGGTAGCAGGTCACACCTGCCCTTTCCGTCTGCAATGTCACGCACTGCGCCTGTGTCAAACTGTCGTCTAGCGCCACTGTCTTTCAACTCGGTCATTGTTAGCCTCCCTCACTAAATTGTAAGGCACGATCCAATAATTTCTATCGTCACAGTACCAATCTGCGCTGATTTTTCTGCAATCTCCGCCATACTGTTCAATTCGCTCTGGCAAGTTAGTGTTCACCGCGTCGAAGCCAAGCCCAAAATCCGCACACCACTCGATTGCCGCCTGCAACAACTCACCCTCTCGACAGGTCCAAAGAATCAACTTGTGCCCCTGCTCTCGCAATCCTCTGAAATGCTGGATAATCTCAAAATTAGGCTCGCCTATGTCTGGCCATGCGCTTTTGCAGAGATACCCGTCGAAGTCAACGGCAAAAACCACTCGCCTCACTCTCCTTTCTGCATATCTGTCGGATACGCCTTTCCAAAACAATCTCTCTTTTCTTTTTGCCCGGTACGCCGAACGGTACACCTCTTGCCCGGCGGACAGGGCCTTCTTTTGTATGTGAGATACATATAATCACAAGAGCCGGAACTCAAAGACCAAAACACACAGCCGTCACATTCTTCGTTGTGATTTTCTCTTCTCCAGAGTTCAGGCGTTATAATGCTGACAAAGTTAATTTTTGTATTGATTGTTCCGCGCCTCCTTTTTTCTTGCTTTCCCTTTTAGGCTTTTCTGGCGGTTTGAACAGCTCGCACCCAAGCGCGCCATAAGGGAGTTTGACAGCGTGTTTACACTTCCTGCAACAGTAAAGGCACATCCGTTCTCCGATAAGCTCTCTCACTTTAGGGTGCGAACACTCTCTAACCAAGCAATCCGCCCAATATATTCCGCATTTATCACATCGCTTAGGCAGTATATCTTTTGCATACATTTCCAGCCTTCGTCGCCTTTCTTAGCTAAAACGGAAGTTCATCGTCGCCGGCCGAAATTCTTTCTCGTTCCTCTGGCGTGTAGTCCCAAGTCATCATAATTCTTCCTCCTTGCAGACGACAGGTTTAAAATAACCTTTAATTATTTCGAGGCTTGTTTTGATTGCGTCCTTTCGCTTGAATCCGTTCTTTATCATGCTATCTCGCACAGCGGCAGCGGATTCAACGATGGCGTTTAATGCAACAAGGAACTCTCGTGTATTTTTGGTCAAACCTTTAACCTCCTTGCTATCGCTTGCAACGCTTTGTAGTATTCGTCCGGCGACAGATTTTGCCTAAGTAACTCTCCTTTGGCGCATTCGTAAGTCTGATACCTTGCCGCTTTTCTTGTGTTTTTCGGCTTGCGATTTGAGTTCTTCATAAAACCTCCTGTTCGTATCCCGCAAAAGGATTTCGGCGTACTCACTTAGAAAGAACTTCTCCACCTCGATTATTGTTTCGCGGTCTACTTCTGGCCGACGACACGCCTTGAAATAGTCCTTGATCGCTTGTTCTATGATTGCGTCACGAAGCTCTATGTACCCCATATACGTACCTCAGTGTTTGCGTTAAGGATTTCCCCACTCTTCATTCCTTGTCACCTCTTATTTTGACACCCATATCCTTTAACCTGTCGATGTACTCGTCAAACGACACCACGTCGTCCAATCCGGATCGCATCCAGTAGATAAACAGCGCTGGCTTGTCCGCTTTGACTATCTTCCCGTCGCGTATGTATAGCTTGCCGCCGTCGTTGCGCTCAGTCTGGGTCTGTTCGCTGTATATCACTATCCAAGCCGCCCAGCCCAATATAATAGCGGCGATGAGTAAAGGGATGTGGTAGGTCATGGTTGTGCCTCCCTCCTATCACTCAGTAATAATCTTAATCGGAATCCCTTTCGCTTTCGCAAACGAACATTCCGCGATATACCCTCCGATTTCTTGGTAGTCCCCACAGAGCCATAGCTCGTCACAGCGGCACAACATATCAATGCAATGCTCCATCCCGTCAAGGTTAAGCCGGTTGTAAAAAAACACTGTTGCGTGTAGGGGCGAATAGAACGTGCAGTCTGGATGTTTATGTATCAACCCTTTTATGATTTTCTCCACCTTGTCCACGTTTTCTTGCTTGCCTTTGAAGGGGTGGG